CGCAGAACACTTAATAAAATAAAAAATGTCATCGAACAGGCTAATATTGATGAAGAGTAAAGTAGATAAAGATAAAGTACGAATGCTTGCATCATTTGGATGTAACTACGCTGAAATCGGCAAATACTTTGAAGTTTCAGAAGCATATATACGCCAAAACTTCAAACCACAGTACGAAGCAGGTCGCGAAGAGATGAAGTTCAAGCTCAGACGCGCCATGTGGGTATCTGCAATTGAAAACAACGCAATCGCAATGCAGATATTCATGGCTAAGAACTATCTTGGTATGAGTGATAAGACAGCCGTTGACATGACTGGTAACCTGCAAACTGTGTTACAGCAGTGCGGGTTCGAGGACAATCCAATTGATAAAGCAAATAGTGAACAAGCAAAAGCTCTGGAGTCTTTTGGGGTATCACCCGACTCCACAACAGCTGGCAGTTCATAACAGTAAAGCAAGATGGCGCGTTTGCCTTATGGGTAGACGCTCTGGAAAATCCTTTATGGCAGCGCACGAAATCCTGCCTTGGTTGCTAACGCCCAGAACGCGTGGCTGGATCGTAGGTCCAAACTACTCACTGGCTAATAAAATAGCGCGTGAGGTAAAACGCGTAGTGATGACAGAGCTGAAACTGCCACTGGAAAGTAAAAAAGAAATATCTGGCGACCTGTACTACATGAAACTCGCAGGTTTACAAAGCGAGCTAGTAGTAAAATCAGCGGACGCGCCAGATTCATTGATTGGAGAAGGAATTGACTACCTGGTATGCGATGAAATGGCTTTGATACCTAGAAACACATTTGAGATGTACCTGCGCCCAACGCTATCTGATAGACAAGGATGGGCGTTATTCTGCTCCACTCCGCGTGGATTCAACTATTTACACAAGTTATATGAGTTTGGAAAGAGCGAAGAACACTCAGATTGGGAATCTTGGCGTTTTCCCAGTACGCTATCACCATATTTTAAGGATGATCACGAAGAATTAAAGCGCACACTAACTAAGGAAACCTATCTTCAAGAAATTCTCTGCGAGTTCCAGAGCTATGCGGGTAAGGTGTATCCTCTAGACAGGACCACACAAATACGAGAAGACGTACAATACGATCCATCCAAACCAGTGTATGCTGGAATTGACTTTGGATACAGGCATTCTCATGCAGTCATCGTCCAGTTACACAAAAAAGAGAAGAATTTTGCTGATGTACATCAAATTGACGAAGTCAGCCTGCAAAACACGCGCACAGAGGAGTTTGCGACAAAGATTAAGTCACTTGGCTACGAATTTACTGGTATATGGGGCGATCCTGCTGGAAGTGGTACAAATTTGCAGTCAGGAATCAGTGATATACAGGTATTTGCCAACCAAGGTCTGCGCGTTAGCGTAAAACGCGATGCAGTGACCAGAAACGTAGTATCTGGAGTATCTCACGTGCGCAGATGGTTTGAGGATGCCAATGGAGAACCACACTTCTTTATTCATCCAAAATGCCAGAAAAGTATAGAATCGTATGAGAATTATCACTATCCAGAACATAGAGAAGATCAAACCTTACGCCATGAACCAAAAAAAGATGGTAAGTTTGATCATGCATGTGATGCTTTACGTTTTCTGTTGACTAACTTATTTCCAATGAAAAACCGACACGCTGGTGTCATCGATTTCTTTTAAAGGTAGATATGCTTACAATTCAAGATCAATCCGAAGGCGCGATAGTTAGCGCATTACAAGAACAGTTAAAATATATCGAGGATGAGCGTACTCGCGAACGTGACTATTTGATGGACTTCTACGAAGGCATCAATTTAGAACATTATGTGAGCGATTACTTTGGCCCAGAGACTCTGCGTCAGACGGTCATCCCGCAAAATAATCTCACCAGACGTGTCTGTAGTCTGCGTTCGATGACATACAAACGCCCACCGCGCATGCGCACCAGCGAATCCTACTTGTCTATTATAGACAAACATGGACTCAATGCGCAGCGCAGAATCTTAGAGCGTTTGACATTTCTGCTTGGTACAATGGCATTTAGGAGCAAGTGGAATGAAGTAGATCAGAAGATTGAATACGAGATATTATCGCATTTTACACCACTATTCTTGGCAGGTGACTCAAGAGATAAACCAATCGGTGTAATGTACCCGATAGAAAATCAAGGCAACGCACGTAGTTCAGAAGTGATGTATGCAGTATGGACCGAGGAACGCTATGGTGTGCCTGGAAGACATTTCCTTGTTGATGAAGAAGGTAAAGTGATGAGTGTCAATGAAAATGACATCAATCCATATGGTATGTTGCCAGTAACCTTCTGTCATCGCTATCCACCGATCCGCGACTACCACGTAGGTAATGCAATGGACGTAGCTCAAACCGATCTTGCAGTGAATGTTGCATTGTTAGAGCTAAATCTTGCAATTAGATATGGTTGTCTAGGAATCAAGTTTATTAGCGGTGTAGATGACCCATCACGCATATCGATTGGCACAGATAAGATATTATACCTGCCAGAGCAGGCAAACTTTGGCGTAACTTCAAGCGGTGGTAATTTGAACGATATAGTGGACTCTACTAGATTTTTAGTAGAAACAACACTAAATAACAACCATATTCGCGCAAAGTATGCTCGTTCCGATTCTGGGAATGCGCCGTCAGCAGCAAGTTTGTCTATTTTGGAAATGGAAAATATGGACGAGCGCAGCGCAATGACTGAAGACACATGGCGGCCTTGGGAACAGCGCAGGTATCAAGTAGACAAAAGAATTATTGAAATAGAAGCTAATGTGAACGTAGGTGATGAATATAGTGTTGACTTCTTAGAACCAAACTACGCACTGACTCCAGAAGCAGAGATTATGCTGTGGAGTTGGCGTTTTGACCGTAATTTAGCACAGCCTATCGACTGGTTCCAGTACCACAATCCCGACGCTGGACCAGATGAGATAGCTAAGTTTGAAGCACAACAAGCCGAAGTCGAAGAACCTGCGCCACAGAACAGACTACTTAATATCTTAAATGCCAACAATAGACCAAACAGTTAGTTCATATGAAAATAGTATTGAGGATGCCATCAATGGATTTCAACAAGATGTTGAAAATCTTGAAGAGGAAGGCTTATCTACAGCTGAAATACTGGGAATTGTCGCTGCAATTGACTTTTCGACCTATTTTATTGAGGAGCTTCGCTTCTCTACCGCAATCAACTCCTTCATGGCTACAACTGAGGATATTCTTGCTGATTTGCCGAGTTTTGGGCGTACAAGCGAGGTACAACTCGTGGCTCTCCAGACTCTCCAACGCCAAGGTATTGAAGGTGTTACCAGACAAATCAGTAACGTAATGCAGAATGCTATGGTATCTGGACTAAGTAGTGGCCTAAAAGGCGATGAATTAAAAAATATTATGCGCACTGCGGTCCGCACAAACACGCCACGCGTAGAAAATACGATTTATACAATGCTTGGTGATTATAGACGTGCTGTGATTGGAGCTATGGCAATGGATTTACCAGAGGATACGTTGTATAGATATGTTGGACCAGATGACGAAAAGAATCGTCCTGTGTGCAGAACCTATTTATCTAGTGATCCACTTACCATCAATGAGATAAGACAGGTAAAATCAGATGGGTTTGAGCATGCTGGTGGGCATCGTTGCAGACACTATTGGGAGCCAATCAATGTTTAAGCTACAAGATATGTTAAAGTTTCGAGATACTCAAGTATTTCGCATGGCTGATAAAACAGTAGAAGCACATAAAAAACAAATTCGACTCGGTGAAGATTTTGAAGGAAAGAAATTTAAGCCTTACTCAAAGTCATATGCAAAACGCAAAGGAGTACATGTTAATAACGTGAATTTAACATTGACTGGTAAGATGTTAGATAATTTTAAAAGAGTGCGAGTAAATGTAAAAAAGAACCAAGAGATACAGTTTTTATATGGTATTAAGAAGAATAAGCAAGGAACAAAATTATTCCTCCATAATGAAGGTGAAGGCAATATGCCAAAGCGTTCCATTGCTGAAGATCAAGAATTAGGCGAAGAAGTGGAAGATACAATCGTCAAACAATTTGCCATATCTATTGGCGAGAACCTATCACGTATGAGCAAGACACACGTTAAAGTAAACATATAGGAGGACAGGATGTCCGAAGAACAAACACAAGTTGCACAGGAAGTGCCAGCACCATCGCTTGACCCAGTAGGTGCTGATCAAGTACAAGAACAGGAACAACAAAACCTCGAAGTTGGAAACCTGATCGCAGAGTCAAAGAAGTATCGTGGACGCGCGCAAGCTGCGGAACAAGAACTTTCTAAGCTCCGCAAAGAAATCGAGGATACTCGAATATCTCAAATGGAAGAGCAGGAACAATGGAAGAATCTTGCCGAGGAGCGCGCAAACAAGCTCGCAGAACTCGAACCCATTGTTGAAAGAGCTACTCAGCAGGAAGCATCGCTTCGCGCTGAACTTCTTAGTGAGATACCAGAGGATGAGCATGAAACATTTGGGCAGTTGCCCATAGACGCGCTTCGTGCCATAGTTAAGAAATTCAGAACACAGCGTGTTGCGGTATCCAGCGCACCATCCGCGCCAGTCAATGACAGTAATGTGGAACTAAGGAAGATTAAAGACGAAGACAGGCGCATGAACTGGAGCAATATACTGGAATCGTATAAGCGCAAAGGAAGTTAGAAAGGAAATAAAAAATGGCTAATGTCACAACAACAACAGCCGCAGTATTTATCCCTGAGTTATGGCGGGATGCTATCCTTGACTATGCAGAAAGAAAATTTCAACTGCGTAATCAAGTGATGGACTTTTCTTCTGAGTTACCTAGTGGTGATACATTACATATCCCAAAGGTTTCTGAGGAGACTGCTGCAGCGAAATCCGCAGGAAGTGCGGTAACATACAGTGCAAACACCGATAGTGAAGTCACTATTAGTGTGGACCAACATCATTACGAAGCAAAGCGTATTGAAGATATTGTTCGTGTCCAGGAATCAGCAAACCTTTTTGGAGCTTATGCACAATCTATGGGTTATGCCCTAGCTAAAAAGGTTGAAAACTACTTGGCAGTGGACGTACTTCAGTCTGCAACTGGTAACGATGTTACGTTGTCAACTGACAACCAAGTCACATCAGCTCTTCTAAGAAGCGGTTTACAAAAACTGCTTGATGCTGGTTTTGACTACGCAGATGGTGAAACATACTTGTACGCATCACCTGCTTCATACATGTATCTCTTGAGTCTACAGGACTTCTACGATTCATCTCGCAGAGGTGATGAGCAGAATCCTAATGTCTCTGGTTCTGTAGGTATGATCTACGGTATGCCAACTTACATCTCAACCGATTGGGATGATGATGGCGATGCTGGAGATGAAACTGCAACTGTTTTCAAGAAAGAATCAGTGTACATGGCAATGCAATTGCAACCAAGAGTGCAGTCAGCTTATGACATCGACCACCTGGCGACCAGCGTGGTTGCCGATGTGCTTTTTGGCGCATCTTTGTCACATGCTGCTTCCAGCACATCACTTGGAGTTGTTAACTTCAACAATCCGTAAGGAATGATAATTGGGTGGGTCTTATGGCCCACCCAGTTTTAAGGAGATAAAATGAAATATTTTAAAAGAAAAGATGGATCGGTTTTTGGTAAACAGGATTCCATAAGTAAAGAACAGATTGATGCATACATCGCAGATGGATGTGAGCCTTGTAATGAAAAAGGCGAAGTTAAGAAACCTAAAAGAAAGATAAGTCTTAAAAAGAAGAAATGAAGACCAACGACTTTCTTTGTCATCCTTGCGCGTATAAATGGGAACAGTTATGGTCCAAGGATGATAAAATAACTTGCCCAAAATGCAAATCCAAGAAGGTGCGCAAATTGATTGCAAGTCCAATCATTCACATGAAAGGAATAAGCGATGCCAGTTTACGAAGTCAAGGCATCATAGATTAAATAACCGAAATGCCCATGAGAGTAGTCACGCTCGGTAAGGCATTCAAGAAGGAGAAACAAGATGGCTGATCTATCCAAGCATTCAGTGGTTGAATCACTGAATATTAGCAGTTCTGCAAATCATTCAGTACAAACAGCGCAAAGCGTTACCACCAGCACAGAATACAACCTAGACGTTACTGCGGTACACAGCGTACTATTACAGCCTAGTAGCGATATTTATTATGGATTCAGTAGTAGTTCCAGTGATATGATAAGCGCGTCAAATAGCCTGTATTTAGCGGGCGGAGATACTATTTACGAATTGAATGTACCTCACGGTATTGGTTCATCAGTTTATTTACACATACTTGGCAAAGGTGCGACATCAACCGTACGCATCGTACTAGCATAGGAGCGTAGCATGGCATCCTTTAAAAATTTAATTAGCAACACATCAGCGCAAATCTCTTCTGGCGGAACCATTACAGGAGACTTGGTCATTAATGGTGATCTCCAGGTAGATGGCGGTGGCTCACTATCCTTTGATGAGATTATAGAAGGTACACAAGTAATAGATGTCACTAGCACAGAAGCATTGCTTGTACGCAAGAACGGTGATGGTGGTGATGTATTCACAGTGGACACCACTAACTCAAAAATAATAGTTGGAGATATAAGTTTATCTGGATCAACTATATCTGACAGCAGTGCATTGACTATAAGCAGTGGTGATGATATTGTTATTGATGCTGAATCTGATGTAAATATTGATGCTAATGGTGGTGATATAAGATTTAAAGACAATGGTACTAACTTTGTTACATTTAGTTCTTCAGCTACAACAGGAAGTGTTTTTACCAGTGGTAGTAGTTCTGTTTTTATAACACCAGATGGTCACAACTCTATTGTTAGACTTGATAAAAGTTCAACAAGTCGTGGAGCAAGATTTGAATATTCAACAGCGGGTAGTAAGAAATGGTATCAAGGACTAAGTGATTCTGACCATTTCAGTTCAGGTGGTGATGAGTATTTTATATCAGAAGATTTTACCACACCACGCTTTATTATAGAGCCAGGAGGTAACATAGGAATGGGTATGTTGCCCAATATTTCAAGTGGGGCATCTGGAACCACTGTATTAACAGTATCAGCCTCTGCATCAGCAAGAAACGCATTGCTTGAGTTGAAAGGAACGAGAACTGCTGATGGACAGATAAATTCTTATGTAAGGTCTTTTAGCAACTCAGGCTCAACTCCAATTACAGATATAGTATCTAAAAGAGGTGCAAGTGATACAGTTGGTTCATTAGAGCTTTATACAAGCAACACTCTTGCACTCACCATAGACTCAAGCCAAAATGCTACTTTTGCTGGTTCAATTAACACAACACTTAGTAGTACTGGCGTCATTGGAGATTTAAGAAACACCAACGCATCTGGTTATGGTTTAAAAATACAAGCAACTGATGGTAGTTCATCAAGATATATCACAACCTTCAATGATAAAGATGATAATATGAAGGCAAGAATATATGGTGATGGCTCGGCTACTTTTGGTGGTAATGTTTCTATAGGTGGTTCTCACACAGCTTCAGGAATCCTTGACGTAAGAGCAAATTCAAGTAAGGTAGGATTTGGAACAGATTCTAGTGCTGATTTTGGTGAAATATATTTTGGTAGTGGCGTAGCAATAAACTTCGCACACGAAACCAATGATAATGCAGGTGGCATTATAAACTTTAGAGGTTATGATAATGGTACTTCTCAATTCAGAGATTTAACCATTATGGATGGTAAAGGTAGCCTAGTAGCCTTTTTTGATGGTTCAACAGCAAGAATGGGTATAGGTACTGACTCACCTCAAAACATTCTCCATCTGAGCGATGTTACTCCAGCTTTGTTAATGACGGATGAAGATGATAATAGTGAATGTAGGATTGTAAATGGTGGTGGTAATTTATATTTAGATGCTGACCTTAATGATGAAGTAAGTAATTCATTTATTTCTTTAAGAACTGATAATGGTTCTGAAAAAATGAGAGTTACTTCTGATGGCAATGTTGGGATAGGAATTACCTCACCTGCCGAGGCTCTGCACGTTGCTCCTGATAACAATAACAATGATGGTGATATTAAAGTAGGTTCAAGAGCATTTTTTAGTCACAGAGATAGTGGTCAAACTAAAACTTATCTAGCTAATAATTATAATAGTGATAGTGCAACTTTTGGAATTAGGATGAAAGGAGTTGCTGATAGCGATGAAAAAGTAACTATACTAGGGAGTGGAAATGTTGGTATAGGAACAAGCGACCCCAAAGAAAAGCTACACGTTTCTACTGGAAATGACTCAAACTCAGGCAATATAACATTTTTAATTGGTGGCACAGAAGGCACTAATGCGAGAACTGGAAGAATAATTAAAAACACATCATCTCCGTATGAGATGACAATTAGAGCTAATGATTTTTCAGGTTCTGGAGATTTAATTTTAAATGATGATGGAGGAAATGTTGGCATAGGCGAGACAAGCCCTAGTCAAAGACTTCATATATCTGGTTCATCTGTTGGTCAAGCTAAATTTCATTCAACTGGGTCAAGCGGTGCTAGGATTTACATATCTGATGCATCAGCCGAAAGTGCAATTATGGGTGGTAGTTCAACTTTAATTTTTGAACCAGTATCGGGTACTGAAAAAATGAGAATTACCAGTGCTGGAAATGTTGGTATAGGAACGACAAATCCTATGGGAAATAGTGATGGAATTGTTGGGTTAGAAATTAGTAATGGTGCATCAACAGGATTAACTTTAAAAAGCACAAGTAGTTCTCAAGTTTATAGTTTATGGGCTGATGCAAGTGGCAATTTAAAAATAAATGACAATACTAATAATGCAAACAGACTTACTATAGATTCGTCTGGCAATGCTACTTTTGCTGGTAATGTAATAATAGGCTCACCAACAGTCACAACTTTTGCTACAAATATTAAAGCAAGTTCAGACGTTTTAAGCTTAGAAGCAGATGGGACTGGAGGACCTCAATTAAGAATGACTGATACAAGTTCAACTTCTAATGACGATGTGTTTGGACTTATAGATTTTTCTGCAAAAGATGCTGGTGGTACTCAATTAGTTATGAATCGTATTCTAAACAAAATTACTGATAACAATACGAGTTCTACAGATAGTGAGTTATCAATTCACGCAATGAGCAACGATACTTTAACGGAAACTGTTAGAATTGGTAGTGGCAGATTATATTTACCTCAAGGTCAAATAGGTTTCCCAGCAAATCAAAATGCAAGTTCAGATGCAAACACTCTTGATGATTACGAAGAAGGCACTTGGACACCAACTTTTGTTAGTGCAAGTGGACACGCTCCAACAATATCTGCAACTTATGTAAATGATTTTACAAAAGTAGGAAATGTGATAACTGTATCATTGTACATTGCTTTTGGTAATGATGGAGGCGGAACAGACCAAGTTCAAATTTCAGGATTGCCTTATGCTTTATCAGCAAATGTATATTTTGTTGCTCCAGCATCTTTTAGAAGAACAAATTTTACAAGTAACATAGGAATTGACCAATTTGCTT